ACCAGCGAACAGGACTAAGAACGGACATGCTCGCGCCTCCGACCGGAAAGCTGCTGTAAGCCGCGGAACCATACGGCGTAGACATCATGATGCGGGCGAGCGAAACGTTCAAAGGCGGAGTGCTATGCGAGTTCGACTGCGCCGTCTGCGCCCGCACGCTCGCCATCGTGGACGCTTATCGCAAACGCTACCGCGTGTTCGACGATTGGACGCGCGTCTGCAAGACCAAAGACATCGACGAAGCGTGCAAGGCGCTTCAGGGAATATTGGAAAGGAAGAAAACATGCGAGACACATATCTGGGCGTCGCATACGGCATCATCGTCATCACACTGACCGCCATGCTCGCATGGGCATGGTACGCCGACTATGCGAACACGCCCGTGCACTACACGACGATACAGACCGTTGACGAAGGCGGTTTCGAACACGACTGCCTAGTCGCCACCTACAAGAAGGACATGGCAATTGACTGCATCCATCCAAACGATTGAAAACCAAGCACGCTCCATGCAAGGCTCCCTCGGACGCCTCCTGCAAGAAGTGCCGACGGACTCCGAAGACCCGAAGACCCTCAAGGCGAGGATAGACCTGCGCAGGGCGTATAATGCTGCTACGGACATCGTGGAACTCGCGATGCGGCTCAGACTGGAAAGGCTGATATGAACTTTCGTACACGATACAACCACATCCGACTAGTGGAAGGAACAGACCCGAATGCGACCGGTACCGGAATGGGAGGCTCTGAAGGCTCGGCTGGAAGCGGAGCGCAGGAGCCGACAATCACCCAAGCCCAGCTCGATGCCATCATCAGCCGAAAGCTCGCCAAGGAACGCGAAAAGCTCGAAGCGGCCCAGAAGGAAGCCGAAGACGCCCGAAAACTAGCCGAAGAGAACGAGAAGAAGCTGAAGGATGCTCAGGAGAAGGGCATCACCATCGGACTGCTTCAGGCGAAACGCAACCGTATCGCCGAACAGTACGGGCTGAGCGCCGACCTGCTGCCCGACGAGGAAGACAAGCTCGACGCATTCGAAAAGCAGCTCGCCACGAGCATCAACAGCCGCACGCGCGTCACCCCCGTGACCGTGGAGCCGACGAACGCCGCCCCCGACTGGCTGGGAGCAGCCCATGCGTGACGTCCGAATCCTCAGCATGGTGATGCGCGACGAAAACGTTCCGGCGACCCTTTCAATCATCGACGATGACATGGTGGTAAACTCACCCATGGAATTGGACGAGAACGCGAAAGACAAGCTGGTAAAGCGTTTTGCCGAGCACCTGTTGCAACTAGGACTCGCGATGCACGACCGGAAGGAAAAGAATTGACCGACGAACTGAAGCCGCTCGCAACCGTCGAAGACACCGAAGCATACCTGCGGCACACGGTGCCAGCAGACCTCGTGGACTATGAGGAACGCAAACGCGGAGCCGCATCCAACGTGCTCCGCATGATGTACCGCAACCAAGGCGACGATTTGGACAAGCAGGTCACTGAAGACCCTCTCACACGCCAAATGGTCGCAGACATCATAGGCGTCAGCGTCGCACAGGACGTAAGCCGCAAGGAATCCATGTCCGAAAGCGACACCGACCTGAGCGCGTTCAAAACGTTCACGCAGACGGCGGGCGGCTACAGTTTCACCGGCGAATGGCGAGGCAACACGGACGACGTGTTCTTCACCAACAACCAGCTCAAACAGCTGGGCGTCGGACGCGCCACCATAGCGAGGTTCCAACTCTGATGCATTACGGACTCAAAACGCACGAAATCACCGTCACCACCGGAGACAGCCAGAACACGGTCAAAGGCATCGTGACCGCGAACACCACAGGCGAAGACACCGGAACCTACGACAGCATGACCGAAGTGGACTCACTCACCGTCCACGTCACCGCACCCGACACGCCGCCGGAAATCGTCGGCGGCGAACTCGAATACTATGGAATGCCATACCACGTCACCTCAATCAAACCACCAATCGACTCAGGGAACAGGGTCATGTTCAACCCGTTCAAATGGAGCTTCAACGCGAAGCAGGTGCAATACTGATGGCACGGCTCAGAGGCGCAAAAATCATGGTCGCCGCACCGAACGCGGCAACCAATCTGGTATTGCAGTCGCCGGGATTCCAACAGGAGTCCCGGCGCGTCGCATCCCAAATGATGCCCCAACTCCAAATGGACGCCTACAGGGACGGAAAAAAACCCTCCATGACCACATACCGCACGCTCAGCAGCTTCAAAGGCACGCACCGCGCGGGAACGGAAATCAAATACTACAAGACGTCGCATTCAGGCGACACGCTGAAAGGATTCGGACTGTGAGCAAAGACATGGAAATCATCACGGACATCATCGGCGGACTCGCACAGCGGCTCAACATGCGCGTCTACGACAAGTATCCGCAAGTCAAAAACGCCGAACAGTATCCGCTGGTAATCATCACCCGCCAAAACGCCTCCGACACCACCCCATACATCAGACACTTGGATATCTCCATCACCGTCGTGACACGCGAGAAGGCCGGAGACGAAACCGACACGCTCAGCGCCGAAATCGGAGACGCCCTCACCGACTGGTACAACAAAAGCCTATGGGACATCATGGGAGCGCCGCTGCTCAACACCACCAACGTCCAACCCACCAAGGACGGACGCTTGGCGACCGTCTACGACTACCAGCTGGAGTATCTGACTTGAAAAGCACACAGGAGTCGGTCGAAGACCTCATGGAAATACTCTCACCTGCAGCCAAAGACATCATCACCGACGAGCAGGTCAAGCAAGCCCAAGCCGCCGCCAGCGGCGGAGATAGGCATCTGGCCGGAAAGGTCTTGGGCGACATCTGGAAGCAGGTCGCGGAAAAATCCGCAGGATTGGAGTTGGAACGGCTCGACTCCGACGCCTTCGGCAAAAAAGTCGGATGGCTGACCGGCGAACAGCGCTCCGACAAGACGGTCCGCAACTTCCTCGCAAAATACAAGCGGGAACTGGCAGTTGAACCCATGCAGCAGGCAACCATGAACCTGTTCGCACTCGACTCCACCACCGAAGTGGTGCGCGAAGCGGTGGGCGAAACCTGCTCATGGTGTCTCGAACGATGCGGAATATGGCATCCCTACGACGCCAACCATTACGGCGTCTGGGTGCGACACGCAGGATGCGACTGCAAAATCTACGTAAGGAACAGCCTCACATGACCCCCACAATCAACAACACCGACCCCCAATACGTCGAAAGTCCGACACGGCGCACCGAAGCGAAAGCCGAAATGGTACGCTGGTATCGCCAGCAACGTCGCCAAATGGCCGAACAGTTAAGGAGAATCTATGGCAGGAAAGACTGAAGAAGCCCTCTCAAGCCGCATGGAACAAGTCAACAGGCTCATAGACAAAGCCTATGCGGACATGGAGGAATACGCGCGAAGAGCCGAAACGGATGACGATGACCGCGAATACAATATGAGCATGGCAGTAAACGCGCAAAGAAGCTACGTCAGCTTCATGAACCTGCTCATGACCATGACCAAAAACTTCGACGAAGCGGTCAAGGTGGACTCGCACAAAAGCAAGGCCACCGCCGCCAAAACCCCAAAAACCACCCTCCAGAAACTCGTAGCGAAAGAAGCGAAACGCTCATGACACTCACCACAGTAGACGAACAGACCATATCCTTCCCATGGATTGAACTCGTCAAAAACGCATACGCCATGCGCGTGCGCGTCACCAACTTCAGCGCGGTCGGCAAACGCAGCTTCACCCGCATCCTCTCCAAAGCGGTCGGCGGCGTCAACTCCTATTTCCTCATGCAGGACGGCGACCCGCTCAGCGCCGACTACCTCCCATCCGCGGACCTACAGTTGGACAAGGTGGCCGCGGTCGGCTTGGACGGACGCTGCTACGACGAGAACGCCGACGAAATCAACGAAAACCTCCGATGCCTCACCCTCAGCCACGCGCCAGTCACTGACCAAGCCGTACTGTTGGCGCAACGTGCCATGGTCATCGAAGGCCTCATCTCCCAAAACCTCGAACACCTCATGCTGCCCGAACCGGTGGTGGTCGGCACCTCGCCCGACGTGGTAATCAAAACGGACCCAAGTAAGAGCGCGTCCGATTGGACGAAATTCGACGCCAACGACGACCACGACACCATCGTGCGTCCCGAAGTCAAACGACTCAGCCAATGGGACAACGGACAGCTCAAAACCCTCCTGCAAAACACGGTGTTGAGCTTCCAGATGGAAACCGGACTCCCCCCGCAGGACGCGCAGATACTCGACACGCTGGGCGCGACAACCCAATCGCTCGTATCCAACAGGGAAAGCTTCGTCAGCCGAATCTACGTCATCAAACAGGATTTGAACGCCGTCTTCGAACCGATGGGCGTCACCCTCGACTACGAACTCACGTTCCCGCAGACCGCGCAGGACATCGCATCAATCGGCGACGCCTACGGCAAGGGTGCGGACGCCGAAGTCCTCAAGAAATATCAGGTGGTGTGACATGCTGGTGAAGAATCCAAACTGGAGGGCGAACGTCCGCCCAACATCCGACGTGGCAATCATGGCCGCGGAATACGTCAACTGGGGCCGAGGAAACGCAATCCTCCCATTCCAAGTCGAATTCCTCAACAACGCCTTCCAACGCAAGAAGGACGGCACTTGGAAATACAAGCGCGTCGCATTGAACATGCCACGACAGAACGGCAAGACGAAAATCCTCACCGCCCCAATCCTCTACTACTTGTACGTACTAGGACTCAACGTACTAGTAACCGCGCATGAGCAGATAGCCGCCAACAAAATCATGGAGGACTTGAAAGACGCCATCGATTCGAACCCCGAACTGAAAGCCGAAGTCACGCATTTCAGCACCACCATGGGGCGCGAGCGCCTACAGTTGAAAAACGGCGCGTTCGTCCGATTCCGTTCCCGCAAGAGCGCTTCCGCTGGTATGGGCGGCACGTTCGATTTGGTCATCTTCGACGAGGCGCAGGAACTCCATTCCGAATACGAGGCGATGATTACCAAAACGTTGAAGACGCGCCGCATGGCGATGATAATCTACACGGGCACACCGTTCCTCCCATCGTCCATCGGTGACACGTTCAACGTGTTCCTCGACAATGCTGAAGACGATGACATGGCGTATGCGGTGCGCTACGGCATCGATGACGAGACGGCGGATATTGAGGACGAACAATTGTGGGCGCTCACCAATCCGCTCTACCCGGACGTGATTCCACGCGAAGCGTTCCTGACCGACGTGGCGATAGCCAAGCAGGGCGGCGCGGACGGTCTCATAGACTTCCGCATCCAAGACTTGGGCTTGTGGTGGGCGGACAGCATTCCGCCAGCAATCCCCATCGACCTATGGGACAGCGCCTACTCGGATTTGCAGCATGACCGCGACACGCTCGTATACGCTCTCACATTCGACCCGACAACCAGTACACTCGCCCTGTCCGTCGCCGCCAGTACCGAAGAGGTGACGGTCGGCTCGCAGCATTATGACAAGTGGGCGTATGTCATCGGCGAAATCGTGGACGAACGCCCCACCACCGAATCATGGCAGTGGGTGGTTGACGAGCTGAAGACCCGCCCACGCAAGACCACGCTCATCTTGGATGCCGGAGGCTTGAACAATCCGATAAGGGATATGCTGCCGCGCGGCCTGAACGTCATCCAATTGACAGGCACCGAATTCCTTGCCTCACAGCAAGGATTCCTCGACCTGTTGAACGAGGGACGGTTCAAGCATACGAACAATCCGCAATTGACCGCCGAAGTGCAGAACGCGCAGAAGCTCAAATCCGGTTCGGACGACCAGTGGAAATTCGCGCCGATTCGCAAGACCGAAACCACAGCTGGCCTGAAGGGAGTGTCCATCGCCGCATGGTATCGCGGCGTCAACCGTCCGAAGGAACGCAAGGTCAGGGAGGTGATAGCGTAATGGGCAAGGACACCGGACTCTACCACCGCAACCGCACCATCCTCCGCGAGCGCACCAAACGGACGGGAGCGCCCTGCTACTATTGCGGAGCACCCTTCTATTGGGGTCGCAACACCGCGCACCCGTTGTCGTTCACCGCAGACCATGTGATACCTCGTGCCGCTGGCGGCAGCGACAGGATGGACAATCTCGTGCCCGCCCACATGCAATGCAATAGGGCGAAATCGGACCACATAGCAAGTCCGGCGACACGCCGAACACGCACCGCCACGAGAAGGTGGTAGAATGGAAACCGCTATGCAGCAATGTGTAGTTCCTCTCTTGTGATTCTGGTTGCAGACACCCCATTTGACGAAAGTCAAGTGGGGTGTTATGCTATGTGGTGGAGATGGTCGGCAGACAATCGGAGCTCCGTTCATCATGCCAAGACCGACCGTCTCCCTCAAAATGTACGGACTTGAACCGCCCTGCACAGTCGTTAAATAATGCAAGGGCATACCAACTGGGCGACCGTTGGGTTGAGGCGCACACAGCCGACAAGAATGTGGTCGAGGCAGGTCGGAGCCGCAGAGACAGAAGCCGACGCAACATCCAACCACGTCAGAAAGGCAAACAGTGTCTCTTGCAACAATCGACCTGAAACCGGGCTTCGTTGACCGCAAGCTGATTTCCGAACAGCCAGCGGCAGGTGCGCTCGCAAAGATTTCCAACAGCACTCCAATCGACCTCATCGGCACGCAGATGCAGACCATCGACTTCGCCGGCGAAATGGGCATCTTCGGCGAAGGCGCATCCAACGCAGTGGCCGCGGAACAGAAGAAGTCCTCCAACGACGCCACCAACGGTGTCGTGACCATCAACCCAATCACCTTCTACATCTCCTATCGCTTCCCGAAGAAGTTCCTCCAGCTGTTCGGCGTCAACGGAGCCTACAATCCGACCGACGCGACCTTCCGTGCCGGTTCCCCGCAGACCATGCTCCAAAGCATCGTCGCTCAGCCGTATCAGGCCGGAATCCTCGACCAGTACCGCACCTACGTGAACCGCGCCATCAGCCGCGCCCTCGACTTCGCCGCCATCTTCGGCGTCAACCCGGCAACCAAGGTCGCATCCAACGTCGCACGCACCAACGGCTACGTGCTCGACCATGCCGGAGATATCAATTACACTCCGGGCACCGGTGCGGAAGCCGCCACCGCGTTCAAGCAGGCCGTCCGTCAGGTCGCCGCACAGGGCGACGCCTCCGCACAGGGCGTCACCACCTCCGCATACTTGGCCGCAATCGGCGACGGCCTCACCACAGGCGGAAATCCGACCCAGTATGCCACGGAAGTTCCGCTTATCGGCAACATGGTCAACCTCGGCGGCGTAACCCTCGCGGCATCCAACACCGTGTCCGATACCGCCGCTGCCGCCGGTTCCGGCAAGCTCGCCAGTAAGGTACTCGACGCGGTAATCGGCGATTTCGCCAACCGTTTCGTCTGGGGTGCGGTCCCGCTGTCCGGCATCGAAGTGTTCGACTCCGGCAATCCTGACAACTCTTCCGACGGCGACTTGGGCGCAACCAACAAGGTGCTGCTCCGAACCGAAGTCGCAATCGGCTGGGGCTTCATCGGCGGAACCGGCAAGTTCTACGCCATCAACCACGCCACCAAGTGACGCCATCCACACACATGGGCGGCGTTGATGCCGCCCATCCACTGATTGAACGTAACAACGAAAGGAATTGAGATGGGTGCAAAGCAGTCTTCCGCAAACGTAACATTCTCCAAACCGGGCACCAGTGCCAACAAGTCCGGCTACATCTGGGTCGCCCCACTGGGCACCGTGCTCCCGACCGACGCCACCACCGAACTGGACGTCGCGTTCGTCGGCCTCGGCTATCTGAGCGAGGACGGATTGACAGAACCCGCCACATTCGAACCCGGAGACGATATCGTGGCCGCAGGCGGCGATACCGTCGCACAGGCAGACCCGACCTTCTCCAAGACTTGGACGGGAACGTGCATCGAAGCCCTGAACGAAGACCTACTTAAGGTCGCCTACGGTTCAGCCAACGTGACCGTCAAATCAGCCGGCGCCACGGATGGCAGCATCACCATCAAGGAACAGGCCGGTGGACTGGAGCATCACGTCATCGTCATCGACGAAGCGTTGAAGGGCGGACGCAAGCGCCGCAACGTGATGGCGGACGCCACCTTCCTTATCACCGGCGATATCAGCCATGTGCATACTGCTCTCGTGAACTTCGAGTTCACCATCAACGCCTATCCGACCGCCACCGCTCCGGCGCAGACCCAGTACATCACCATCCCAAAAGCGTAAGCTCTCCGAATCCGATGCTGACAGTCACCGTATCCGACAGTACGGTGGCTGAAGGCGGTGCGATGTGGATGGTTGGAGACTGGGGGCAGGCCTCACCATGGACGCGCAAAAACCGGCGTGAAGATGGTCAAGGGCGAGAATGATGTCTATACTGGCGAACTTTCTCTCCCGAAGGGCACTAAGTTCGACATCAAGATTCTGAAGTCCACGGTTTCCACGACGAGTGGCGGCGATAACGCTTGGTCTGCGGTCAGGTATGCCAGCACGCTGAACATGTCCGCATTGCATGAATTCGGAGAGTTTACAGACAATCTGGTTCCTAATGGTGATTTTGACGAAGGGGATGTGAAGTGGGCACCACCAAATTCAATCATTAATAGGGACCATGCTGAAAGTAAACCCTATTTATTGGTAGTCTCCAATGCGACATGCACTTCTGATGTGTTCGACATACCGGCGAACCAGTCATTGCGATTCAGTGGACAAATCAGGGCTTATGACGACAATATTGGAACTATTGATGTTACAGTGGAGTCTGTTGAGCCTCAACGGCGAACACTGTTGAAGTTCAGTCCGGCAACTAGTGGTCTGAATACATGGGACCAGTTCAGTGAGTCGTTCGAGAACGGCAGCATCCCGACGAAGTGCCGAATTGTGATAAAAGCAATACCGGCAACTGGAGTTAGTTTCTTTAAAAGGACTTTCGATACGCTGTCAATCGTCAGTCCGTAAATGCCGTTCAAAACACACCCTGCACGCCATTCATCATTGACTGACGTGTGGGGTATTCTTATAAGAGAGTACGACTCCAATCAGAAAGGAAAACCAATGGCAAAACGCAAACCCACCATCACCGCAGAAGACTTCAACGACAACTGGGGCGACGCCTACGCAAAACTCCTCCGCAACCGCAAATTCCAACAAGCCATCCACTCCGAAAAAGTCGAAGACGGCGTGGAAACCATCTGGCTCGTAGATAAGCTCATGCGCGGCGTCCTGAAGGAAAACAAGTATGAAGCGGTCATGAACGCATTCGACGACGACGTGCTCGACGCATGGGAATACATCTCGGGAAAATTGCCAGCGCTTTTGGATTCACAGTCGAAAGACTGACCTACGCGATAAACCCCGACCAGTGGGACAGCCAAATACTGGCCGACTTCGCAAGCCAATACGGCAGCCCACGAAAATACACCATCATAGAGAGAGCAAAACTCATAGGCACGTTCGGAGCGACGGCACGACTCTTGGACATCATCCAACAGTCAACCCTAGCCCCCTACAGTGGCAAGGGCAGGAAGCCGAAAAGCGTGCTCCCAGCCAATCAGAAGAACACCAAAACGGAGGATTATGAACTGGATTCGATGAACACCGAAGACATCAACAAGGCGTTGGGTCTTCACCGAAAGGAATAAGATGGCAAGGGGAAGCATCGCAACCGCATGGATACAGGTACTCCCATCATTGGAAGGCCTACAATCCGCATTGGTGAAAGCCAGCAAGGGCGCGGTGCTCACCCCCACCGTCCAACCCAAAATGTCCGGGTCGGCAAGCCGCATGTTCAAAACCAGCGGCACCGGCCTGTCATCCATCTTCTCCGGCTCATTCTCCAAAAACCTCAACCTGCAAGGCGGCGTGAAGCGTGCGCTCGACGGCGTATTCGCATCCTTCACCGCAGGCGGACAGCGTTCCGCCAACTCCTTCGGCAACAGTTTCAGCAACCTCGACATCGGCAAATACCTGAACACGGCGGCAGCCATCGCCGGAATCGTATCAGTCTCCCACGCCGTCAAGAACGTGACCTCCAACGTCATCGAACTCGGCAACCAGTGGGGTCGGACCACCGCCATGCTGAAGAACGCGGTAGGCGACGCGGGCGACTATAAGACCTCTCTCGAAACCTCGTTGAAATATGCGAACGAGGTCGGCGTATCCACGGACGATTTCGTCCAGTCGGCATCACGACTGCGCACGCTCGCACCCGAAGTCGTGACCAATTACGGCGACGCGGCCAAGTTCACCAAACTGCTCGACATGAACATGGTCAGCACGGGCGCATCCACTCAGGAAGCGTCCAGCGCCATGCGCCAGATTACCCAAGCATTGGGCAAGGGCATCGTGAACGGCGACGAACTGAACTCCATCATGGAAAACTCGCCGCAAATCGCACGAATGCTCGCCAAGCATCTCAACGTGTCCGTAGGCGAACTGAAACAGTTGGGCAAGGAAGGCAAAATCAGCGGCCAAGCCCTCTACGATACGGTGCTTGAAAACGCCGACGCCATCGAAAAGCAGTTCGCCGCCATGCCCGTCACCGCAGACCGCGCGTGGAACAGCATCAAAAACACGGTCGGCGCAAGGTCGGCGGAAGCCGCAACCGCATTGTCAGCGAACCTCGGCAAGGCGCTGACCGCCATCTCCAAATCTGGCATGGCCGACACCATAGGCGAAATGCTCGCAGGATTCGTGCCATTGTCGAACGCGGCCGCGACGTTGGCCTCGACGTTCGTCAACCAGCTCGCCCCCGCCGTCAACAACGCTTTCAACCCGCAGCAAATCGAACGGTTCCTCGCACCGCTGACAAACCTTATCAGCGCCAACTCGCAGAACGTCAACCTGCTGTCCAGTCTGGGCGACATCCTCAACACGGTCGGCACCATCGGAACCACCGTCTTCAGCCTCATGGTCGCCACGAACGACAGGTTCGCATCCCGCATCCCGTTCATCGGCACCGCACTGGTCGGAGTGAAGAACGTGCTCATCGGATTGGGTTCGTCCTTCACGAACGCTTTCGGCAACGCCATATCAGCATCCTCCATCGTCATCGACAAGCTTGCCGGCGTGGCGGACGCCATGTCGAAAAGCATCGACGAATCCATTAAGGTCGAAAACGCGCTCGGCAGGTTCAACGTCGCATACATTGACCTACAGGACCATGCTTTCGGCTTCGGAGCCGACGCGGCCAAAGGCTTCGCCATGGTGCAGGACGCCGCCGAAAACCTGCGCAACGGCGTCGGACAAGTGTCCGGCAACATTTCGCTGCTGCGTTCCGGCTTGAACCAGATGGGCGATGCGGCTGAATCGTTGCCGCCAGAATTCCTGAAAGCCTTCGAAACGTTGAGCACGCAGGTGGACGTGGCATCCGGCCAGAAGGCCCCGAAGCTCATTCAGGCGTTCAATGATATCCGCATGGCCGCGGACGCCATCGTAGTGGATTCCAATGCGTACAAGACGCTGGACTTGGCCGCACAGGACGCCGACATCTACCGTGACAAGCTCACGCAGGTCGGACGCGAACTCAAAGACCTCACCGGCTTGAACATTCCGAACGTGTTCCTCCCATTGGTCGGCTCCGCGGTACAGGCGTCAGACCAAGCGATGATGGCGTTCGGCAACCTGAAAGCGGGACTCACGAACATGGGTCGCGACTTCACGAACGCTTGGAGTTTCGTCGGAGACGATTTCAAGGCGCTCGCCAACAGCATTTCCGAATCGTTCACAACGAGGATTGAAGTGTTGAAGGCGGATGTCGAATCCGGTTTCACCACCATGGTGTCGAACGTGAAAGGCAAGGCGTCCGAATTCAAGGGCGCGTTCGCGGAAATGATGGATACGACGGGCATTAGTGACGCCGTGTCGAAGGTTCCAGGCGCATTCGACACTATGGTGGAAGGCGTGAAGTCGAAGGCGTCCGGGCTTGGCTCCATCCTGTCCGAACCATTACGAGGAATGCCTGAAATCATTTCCAAGGAGTTCGGCGGCAAGAATCCGTTCGCCCCGCTGGCTTCCGCCGCGAAGACGGTCGGAACCGGATTGAAGAGCACGTTCGGTGGAGCCATCTCACGTCTCACCGGGCGTTTCGCACCGTTCGCCGCAGCCGGAAAGGTCGCGTTCAATGCGGTCGGCTCCGCGGCGTTGAAGGTCACTTCCGGCGCGTTGAAGGGTCTCGGCGCAGCCGTGAATGGATTCGGCGCTGCAATCGGCAAGATTGGCGGCATCGCATCATCCTTGGGCGTGACCGGCGCATTGTTCACCGGCCTGACTACCGGCTTCCAGACCCTATTCAAGCTCGACCCGTCCCAGATGACCGGCAAGTTCGACGAATGGCAGAAAAGCCTCGACGATACGCTTACAGGCGTCCAGACGAAACTGCCTGCCATGGCGACGGCGTTCGCCGCAGCCCTCCCGCAGATGGTGTCGAGCATCACCGCGGCACTGCCGGGCATCGCCAACGCGCTCATGAGCGTCGGACAGACGCTCGCACCAGCGTTGATGACGATACTGCCGCAAATCACGCAGGCGTTCTCCGACATGTTCGCCCAACTGCCCGGCTTCATCGCCACCTACGGCCAGCCGATGCTGGAAACGTTCGGCACGCTGTTCGCCACACTCGCCGGACAGATTCCGTCGCTCATGACCTCGCTTGGACAGGCGTTGGTGGCCGGCATTCAGGCCGCGTTCAGCGCCGTCGGCGACAATAGCGCGGCGATTGCCGGGTTCATCAGCGGGTTCGGCGCATCCTTGGCTTCCGGCATCCAAACGTTGGGTGCCGCCGTGGTGGCCGCGCTCCCATCCATCGGACAGAGCATCGCCACCGCACTGCCGACGCTGATTCCCGCATTGATGTCCGCCATCACCAGTGTGATAACCTCACTGGCCGCAGCACTGCCGGGCATCGCCGTAGCCATCATCAACCAGCTGCCGGCAATCATCGGCGGATTGGTGACCGGCATCATCAACGGCCTGCCCACGCTGCTGAACGCCTTCATCAGCGTCGTGGGAAGCATCGCAGCGAACTTCCCAAGCATTTTCATGGCAGTCGTTCGCGCGATTCCAGCGATTATCGCTAACATCGCCCGACCGTTCGCCGGATTGGGTGGTCAGATTCTTGGATTCATCGGAAGCATTCCGGGCAAAATCATGGGCCTGTTCGCCGGCGCTGGCTCATGGCTGGTCAATTCCGGCGCGGCGTTGATGGACGGTTTAAAACAGGGTATCCTCAACGCGGTCGAAAACGTGAAGAGCGCGGTGAAGGGCGCGTTGCAGAAGGTTCGAGACTTCTTCCCGTTCTCCCCGGCAAAGGTCGGCCCGTTCTCCGGCTCAGGCTACACCAGCGTGTCCGGCGAGCATCTTATGCGTGATTTCGGCAAGGCCATCGGCGCTCAAGGCTCATACGTGCGCGGTCAGGTCGATGACGTGCTGAGCTCATTGGATTTCAACCAAATCAGTCCAGCCGACTTTGGCGTGGTGTCGAAGCCGCGGCTTACCGACTATACTGGTAAGGTAGCGGCGGCACAGCCCACAGGCGGCGTCCACATCGACAATGTGGTCGCAAGCCCGTTGAGCGACGTGGAGCTGGTGGCCCGCCGATTCGGATACGCTTTGAACAATGAGATGATTGGAAGTGTCAGACCTTGAGCACCATAACCGTCACCGTGGGCGACATCACCCTGCATGGCGACGCCGGATATGATTTCACGCTAACCTCCATCAGCGGGTTCGATGACCTGCCGTCTGCCAAAACCGAGCAGGACGCTTGGCCTAGGGCAGACGGCAACGCCATGCCCGGCACCACCTACTATGACGGGCGCACCATCACCGTCGAAGGCTATTATGCCACGTCTTCGGTGGAAGACACCGATTTGATGATGCGCCGCCTTCGCGGCATGGCCGGACGTTTGGTGACGGTGACGGTGCAGAAAGGCAACGCAACCGCCTTGCATTGCGATGCGGAAGTGCGCTCCGCGACAGTGGACGAATACCGGTATCGTGGCAGGGCCGCGTTTCAAATCGGCCTTCTGGCACCATCCCCCTACCTGCTCGCACCATTACGGTCGGCCACCACGGGCGTGCCGACCGATGGCGTCGGCATTCTCGACCCGCTGACCGACCCGTTGACGGAAGGCGAAGTGGGCAATCCGGGACGAGTCGGCATCACCGGCTCCGGCTACGCTCCCACCCATCTTGTGGTGAAAGTGTCTGGAGGCTTGTCCGAAGGCGTGCGCATCCACTGCGTCGAAACCGGCGAAGCCGTCGAATTCCACCGTCAAATCAATCCCGACGAGACGATGGTGTTCGACTTCGACGATGAACGAGTCCTGTTTCAGAACCAGTCGGATTTGAGCATGTTCCTGACCGAAGAGAACTGGTTCCGACCCACCGGCGACTGCACCATCCAGTTCACACCGCTGGGCGTCCAATCCGGCACCCCCACCATGACCGTCGAATGGAATGAGGCGTGGCGATGAAAGTGTATCTTGCCGACCTGCTGACCGGACGCCGCATCATCCCATTGCCGCACACTTCCGCCGAATGGGAGATGAAACTGAACGACACGGACTCTCTGACGGTGAAAGTGCCGATTTACGCAAGCTCGGATGACACGAGGCTGCAATATGTCGCGAACGACGCGCGTATGCTTGACCTGCGCAATACCGCTGCCATAGGCAAGACGGTCATGGTGGCTGAGGATGACGGGCTTGCCGTAGGCGGCGTGCTCATGCGCCGCGAATACGACGCGGATTCGGGCACGCTCACCCTCGTTGCGTCGGGCATGTGGACGTATTTTGACCATCGTACGATACTGCCAGCGAAGGCGAAAGGCAAGAGCCTCATCAAGTCGGACGGTTCGCCCGATCCTCAATATGACACGTCCTATAGGAACGTGACTTGGAATACGGTCGCCAGAAATCTCGTCGAACAGGCGATGAGCTGGCCGAACAGTCGAGTGCCCGTCGTGTTGGAGGCTCCTGAAACCGGCACGTCCGAAGCGACCTATCAGGCGGTTGACCTCAACTATGTCGGCGAAGTGTTGTCGAATATCACGAACTATCAGAACGGCTGCGACATTGGTTTCTTCCCGGCGCGTACCGCAGACGGTTTGGGTTACGAATGGCATATGAAGACCGGTCATCCGCTGCTTGGCGGCGAAACCCACTATTTCAGCGCTTCGGCCATGCAGCCGGGCATCGCCTCGTTGTCTGCCACGGATGATGGCGACAAGCTCGCCTCCCTGCAATGGTTCACGTCCGGCAAATCCGACGATAAGACGCTCGTCGTATCGGCCTACACGGACATTCTGGAAAAAGCCGGTGCGCCAATTTGGGAGAGCGTGGATTCCAGCCATTCGACGGTCAAATTGCAGAACACGCTTCAGTCGTATGCGAACGAAGCTGCGGCGGTCTACTGGCAGCCAGTGTCTTCGACCGAGGCGAAAGTGCATCGCGGATATCTGCATTCCGTGAATCAGACGCTCGCCAACTATACGGTGGGCGATTACATTCGGTTCACGACGAAAGGCGACTGGTATTATGTGGATGGTGCGCACAAGCGGCGCATCACTGGCATCAAGGCCAGTGAAAGCTCGAATTGGATTACATTCACGTTGGGTGACGTGTTCGACGGTGTGAAAGTGACGGTGGATAATGGTTGACGAGATTGTCGTGCATCAGGGAGAGTCGGCTGACGGCATCGTTCCGGTGGCCGAAGACGATGATATGGTCATCGACGTGAAGAATCCGGCTCAGGCGACCAACAAGCTCGTGTCCACATTGAACGAGTATGGTCGCCGGTTGCGCGAACTGGAGCGGCCGTCGGGCTCCCAGTTGACTCAGGCGATTCAGAAGGTGTTGGACATCAGTGAGAACATCGACCAGACGGTGACCGCATCCATCAACAAAACATCCTATGACCGTGCGACCATCGACCAGAAGTGCAATGCGTGGAATTGGGGCGTCCTATCGCAGGGACGCGGCGGCACGAATACGACGAACGCCTACGCCAACCTGTTTTCCGTAGGCTCGTGGCGTGCCGTGTGGGCATTGTCTGACGGCACGTTGGGGACGGCCCAGTCATCCCGCAAGGTGAAGCAGGATTTCATGATGCCGGACATCACGTTGGAGCAGATGCGTGCCGTCGATTGGACGCTCTACCGTTACATCGACGACGTGAACCGTAATGGCGATAGCGCGAACGTGCATGTGGGCATGATTGCCGAAGATTTGGACGATAACGGCTTGGGCTTGTTCGTCGAGTATAATGATGATTACGAGCCGTGTGGCATCAACTATCCGATGCTCGGCGTGTGGGCCATCCATGAGGCGCATTTGGCGCACGCCCGCATTGACGAATTGGAATCGCGCCTGAAGGCGCTGGAAGGAAAAATCAACAATGACCTTACGTAACAGCCTGTTCGCAGTGTCCGGCAAGGCGTCGTTCTTGGATGCGCGACGCGACATGAGCGGCCTGTTCGTCTGCGATAAGACCACGATGATGCCGATTGCGGGCATTCTCGACCGTTCGCAGGACAATCTTGTCACCGGCAACAGTGGTTCCATGAGCGTGACGGTGCATCCGTTCAACGCGGTATTGAACCGTTATGGAGCATTGCTTATCCAGAATGATGCAAACGTGAACGTGCCGTTGAAGGCGGCTCCGTCCGCTAATTCGCGTATCGACGTCGTGTATGTGAAGCAGAACGAGACGCGCTCGCCAATGTCGGATATTTCGGATGTTCCGGCGTTCGGCGTGGTGGAGGGCACGGCTTCCACCGTTCCGGTCGCGCCGGCTGTTCCGGCTGGCGCTTTGGCTTTGGCTCAAGTGCTGCTTCCGGCTGGCGTGTCGAACACGGTTACGGGCGGCGTGGTTATTACGCAGACGTATATTGGTGCCGCGATGAAGGGCGACATGTTGCGGGTGCAGACTTCCGCCCAGCGTGACGCCATGACCATGGTGCCCGATGGTACGTTGTTGCATAACGTGGCCGATAATTGCGATTATGTCAGAACTCCAGGCGGCAAGTGGGCCAAGACGAGGGATACCATTAGTGTGACAGCGCCATTCACCTCTGATAAGTGGTGGGTTTCGCGCGAATGGGATACGGTCATCGTGGCCGGCAGCGTAAAATACACTGGTTCGGGCCAGCAGAATCATGCCACTGCGAAAGAGACCATGCCAGTCGGATGGCGACCGTACGGAGACAACCATGCTGGAATCAACTATGGTGTCGTAAGTGCCGTCAACGCCAACTGGTGCAATTTCGTTCGTCCTGATGGCGTAATCATCATGCTGGGCAACCCCGAAGGTGTATACTCCGGTGTGACCGGAGGATGGCAGTGCAGGGAGTGGAGGGACTAGCCGATAGTGTAGGTGAGAACGGACAATACGGAACGTTTTCCAGTCTGACCGCCAGCGTATCCGATTTTCACGTTTCCATCGGGGTAGACACCCAAAAACGTCGGGAAATAGCCATTTCCAGTACCCGCATTAATGCCTTGTTGGATGTCTGGACAGAAGGCGCTGTTGTTCACATGCGCAACGGTCACATACGAGCCCCAACCGGTCAAGTTGATGTCAGCAGTCTGAACGCGGATGTGCGCAGTACCATTGGAAGCCCACATGTTCGCGCTATTATTGTCGAGGTGGACGTCACTCCACGGCATGTTCCATCCACGCCACTTATCGCCTTTCCTGACATAATCGCAATTATCGGCTAGAATAGTGCCATATGAGCACTGACATCATCGTCGCCCTAGTGACCGGACTATGCGCCATCGTGGTCGCAGCGGTCACTTGGGCGCAAAACAGACGCGGCGACCTAAGCGAAGCCTACAGGCGGCTTTCGGAAGCCCAATTGAACATGCAGCAGGAAATCGACCGGCAGGACGAGAAGCTTTCCGCATTCATTCATGAACGCGACGAACTCCGCCGTCAGGACGATTTGAAAACCGCCTACATTCGGGCGATGGGACATTGGCTTGGAGAACTCTGCCAAGTGTTGGACCCCGAGTTTTTGAAGGAATATCCCAAACCACGACTGCCGGACGGTCTTCGCGATACAATAGAACCGTTGGACATCAACGAAAGGACATGATTCATGTTTGAAAAGGATTTTTGGATTGACACGTTTGAGCGTGCAATCCGCACCGCATGTCAGGCGGCATTGTCTGCCGGCGTGGTCGGCGGCGTCGGCCTGTTTCAGGTCGACTGGCTAAACGTGGCCGGCATCGCACTCGTCGCAGCCGTCGCATCCGTATTGACGTGCGTAGCATCTTCAGGCAAGACGGATGCCATCAGTCCGGCTTCGCTCGCCACTCCGTCCAAGAATATGGTGACTGGCAAGCATGTTGCAAGCAATGAAACGGAGGTTTCTGAATGAGGTTTGTGGACATCAGCAATTGGAAGGCTTACGTTGACGTTTCCAAGATTGACGCCGATGGCGTCGTGGTCCAGTGCACTTGGGGCGCTGGCGAACTGACGACAGACAATGGTCTGGTCGAATCCGTGTGGACAGGTGCGGACGAGAAGATTCAGGCCGCCGCCAAGCGCGGCCTTGCGGTCGGCTACATGCATTACATTCGTGGCGTCGGTGCCGCCGAGGAAGCATTGTTCTTCGCCGAGCGTACGAAGGGCTATCTGAAGAAGTTCGTGCCGGCCATCGACTGGGAGGAGGCGGACAATGCAGCTTGGGGCGACCGCTCGTACCTCGACGAGTTCCTGTACCATTATATTCGCACGACCGGCGTGAAGCCGCTCGTATACGCGCAGCGTTCCGAAATCCCGTATATCAAGGATATTGCCGCCAAGCATGATTGCGGCATTTGGGAGGCGTGCTATGCTTCCATGGATGCGGTCGGCTGGCAGGATGCTGATTCCATCTGGTCGTATGTCGCATATCCGATGCGTCAGTACACGTCGAACGGCCATATCGATGGTTATGGCGGTTCTCTTGATTTGAACTATTTCGCCGGTGACAAGGCCGCTTGGGACAAGTATGCGTGTGTCGGCGCTGACACTCCGGTGAATCCGGCTCCGTCCATCATCGAATCACCGGCTCCGACCGTAGTTGCGTGCACGTATGATGTGGCTGTGGATGCGTTGAACGTGCGTACAGCACCGTCCGTGAACGCTGACGTCGCAGCCCAGTATGGGCGTGGACAGCAGGTGACGCTCGACGGTTGGGGCGCTTATGCGGACGGCTATCTGTGGGGTCGTTATGTTGGCGCTTCTTCGGGCGAATACCGTTATGTGGCGGTCGGCTCCGAGTCCGGCGACGAATGGTATTTGACAATTCGCTGACCTTATAATAGAATGGGGGCTGTTGGTGGTTTTCCACCGGCAACCCTCCTTTGGTTTCTCCGCTCCCAGCAAGGTTCTCACCTCTTCCTTGCTGGGAGTCTCTTTTTAGTCATCTAGCCATATGCAAGCCACTATCGCCATGGCCGCTACCGCCATATAGATGATGAAGATGCGGTCGTTCCATGCGTCGCAACACCACATGATGGCCGCTACGAATGCGAGCAGGATGATGGTACAGACGATAATCTTCAGAATATCCATCAGAATTTCTCACCCTCCAATTCCATTTTCTGCTTCATGCGCCACACCTTATGGTCCATCATGCGTCGCAAGTCCGATGGTTTCAGATCGTAGATTGAGACTAGCAGGTCGAAGCATATCTGCACGTCGGCCATTTCCTCATACAGGTTTTCGATAAGCTCATTGCGGCTGACCTTATTGTGGGGGTCTTCTGGATTATAGCGTTTGAGCTTGCTGATGGCCTGAATGAGTTCAGCGCATTCTTCCATACAGACAGTGGCCTGCGTGTCGGCACCATACCATGAGATGCTTCGCGTTTTCACGGCGCTTTCCTGCTCAGGGCTTAGATAGTATTTGCTGCTGTTACGCCAGTCTTGTTCAATTGCCACCGCGCAACCTCCAGCATTCGGCGCAGAGTCCACGATATAGGACGCTTTCTTTCGTAGTGAGTTTTTTCATGCAGTGATAGCAGCGTTGAGTGACGCCCGCGACCATTTCCCTAATAGCATTCATCTGGATACTCCAATCCTTCCTGCATGTTCTCGTCCGTCAATGCCGAATCGATGTCCTGCTTGCAGGTTTCGCACAGCATTTCCTGGTACCATTCTTCTAACGTCATATGGCATCCGCAGTTGAGGCATTGGCGGTGCGTTTTAATACCCTTCATGGCAAAACCTCCACAGCTGGCTGCGGAGCCTTCTGGTTCTGATAATGGCCGAACATGCCGTATGGTTTCTCCGCCGCATCGTTCAGATATTCGAACGATATCTGTCCGATTCTCATGCCGGGCTTCAGCATGATGGGAAAACTGTTTTCGTTCTTCAATTCGACTGTTATCGTTCCGACGAATCCGGCGTCGATGAATCCTGCTGTCACGTGCGTGCAGAGTCCGAGGCGGCCAAGGCTGCTTTTGCCGTCGAACCGTGCCATCATGTTGTCTGGTAGGCTGATTTTCTCCACGGTCGCGCCTAGGACGAACTGTCCCGGCTGAAGCAGATAGTATCCGTCGATTCTGACCCGTTTGGTGTGAATGCCGTGCAGCGTGTGGTCGCCGCCGTCCGCATAACCGTCTTTCATGCCCTTAGTAAAGATGACGATGGTGTCCTGCAAGGTCACGTCATACGAGTTGGGGTTCAACTGTTTTTCAGTGTATGGAAGGATGAGGTCTTGATGGTCTACGCACTGTTCGATGGTGATGTCGTTCAGCATTTCTTCTCCTTATTCGTTCGGATTGCAAAGGTGTCGCAGCAGTTCGTTGTCGCTTATCGGTCTGATTTCGTACAGATACATTTCATGTTCTGACGGGTCTTCCGCTTTCGCTTCGACGGGGAACCGTTCCTTTAGCTCCTGTTCGGTCATGCCTGTAAGCTCTGCGAACATGCTCCATGTCCAACAGCTGTTCTCCCATCCCCCGAACGTTGTCCCCGAGAGGATGAAGGCGTTGCCGAGGTGTTCTCCGGTGGTGGCGTCAATGAATATGAAGGCCACTGTTTTATATGGTGACCGGCATTCGCAAAGCGTGAATCTTCTTTCCTCGGATTCTATTCTCCGCCATTCCTCGCGGCTTGCCTTCAGCAGCGTCACATTGTGGTTGACATTAATCATTCTTCTCTCCCTCCTGCATGAACGCTAATGCCATGGTGAGGTAGGCGATGGCGTCCAAATAGGAGTCTTCCTTGCTATGGTCGTATTTGATGCGTTCGATTTTCAATTCGGCCATCATGATAGCCACTTCGATTTCCGCATTATCGCAGCCGAACCATCGTTTGGAAATGTTCTGGCACATGATGCGCGGATTTCCGTATTCTTCGGCTTTCTCACCGTTGAGCATGTTCTTCACATGGTCGAGGTCGTCAGCGATGCGCGCGTAGATACTTGGCGCGGTTGTCATGGTCGGAGGTTTCGGCGGGTCGAGGATTACGTCGCTCGTACCTACGGGATTGTTGGCGGCTTTGGTGGGGAGCGCCTTGTTGACGCCTTCCATCACTTCATCCCAATTGTTTTTCCTTGATGATGTCATCGAGTGTTTTCCTTCCTTCTATCACGTCCATGACCTTTCGGTTCCATGGCGTGTCCGGCACGAGTATGCGTTGCCGTCCCTGATAGGGGCTGCCGCGTCGTACCAGTCTTCTGTTGGCCTGCTCCCAGTCGGCGTATGTCCATGGGAGGTCGAGCCATATCTGGTCTTTCATGAGATGCTGCAGTCCATCCACACCGGTACCCATGGATTGCGGGTTGGCGACTATGAGCCGGTACTTCATCCGTTCTTGAGCGTCCATGGCGAGGAATGTTTTCGCGTCGGTGCATGGCGTCCAAGTGCGGTAGATTTCGTCCCTTACCGCTTTGAATCGCGTCCATGCAAGCAGTGGTGTTGGGTCTTCGCGTCTCTTGGCTTCACTGTAGACGGTTTTGAGTTTGGACACGCCGAACCAGTAGGATTCTCCACGGTCTTCTGTTTTGTAGGCGAATCCGTCGTCGAGTTGGGCGAGTTTGACGGCTGCGGCGCTCGCGCTTGCCGCGTACACGTCTTCGGCCAGTTGGGGGGTGTTCGTCCACTGTTCGAGCGCAATATCCTCCTGTTCGGTTTTCGACGATGGGAGCCATTCGACTTGCGGCAGTGGGTTTCCGCTGCGTCTGATGTCCAGTACGAGCTTCTGTAGTTGCTGGCACGCTTCCTCGACCATGGGCTTGGTGTACGTGTATTTGACCACGAGACGTCCTTGCACGTTCATCGTGTATGGTTTGCCGTATCGCACTCTGAAAGCCCCTAGTGTGCGCCAAGAATCGCCCAATAGGGCCATCCTATCCTTGGCGTGCGGGTACATGACCACGGTCTGCCCGTACAGGTCTTCCAAATCCTTCGGGGCGGGCGTGCCGGTCAGCATCAGCACGTCCTTGGCAAGGTTGCTGATGCCTTTCACGACTTTGGAACGCCCGCTCCTAGGATTCTTCACCATGTGGCTTTCATCCACGATGAGACTGAAACCGTCCGGCACTTCGCCCAGCTTTGCGGCCATATTGTATGACACTACGAGGAAACGATAGTCTTCCGGCCATCCAATCTTCCGGTAGTCTTCGATGGTCAGCGCCTTGCCGTGCGACCATTGTCGGATTTGCGGCAGCCATGCTGTTTTCACGACGCTTGCCGGACAGATGACGAGAATGTGTTCCGCACCGTCCAGCAGGTCCATGCTGCGTTTCGTCTTACCGGTACCGGCTTCGTCGAAGATGAAAGCCCTCATGATTCCTCCTTGTGCGCCGCCTCCCATGCGGCTATGCGTTCGCGTCCTTCCGGCGTTTTACGCCAGTTGCGCCAAGTCTGATAGCATACGCCATGCTCCAGCTTGAATTTCTTCTGCCATTTGCGGCATGCGGCTTGGGTTTCCTCACGATGCTGTTTTCTGTATCGCACCCAATAGTCGAGCATTTTTTCGTGGTTTTCGTTCACCCACTTCTTTTTGAGCTTCCGCTTGCGCGCTGCTTTTTCGGGCGTCATGTCCTTGTATCGGGTGACGGTCTTCTTCTTCTTCTTGGCGGGTGGCATGGGCTTGGGTTGGCGCATCCGTTCGATGTCAGACCAAGCCCCGGCGTCGAGATGGCTGTACAGGTCAGTCGTTTTCATCGTCATGATTGCCTGCCTTTACGGCGTCTTCCATCATGCCGACGATGCCCTTCACCATGCCGATAAGGATGAGGATTACCGCCGTGCCACCCATGATGGACAGGCAGATGACGAGCAAGTATAGGCAGTTCATCATCAGTTCATGCATTCTTCTTCTCCTTCACGATGCTCAATCTGATGGCTTTCGAGGTTTTCTGGAATGGTTTCAGGTCGATTTCGGGATGCTGGCCGAACAGTGTCGCGTAGTCGGTTGTCGTGCGTGACGTTTCGACGAGCCGCGCGACATGGCCGTCGCAGTGGATGCGCTCGCCGGGATGGTCGGACAGCCACATGGCGAGCCGTTCCTTGGCGTTCTCGTACCGTTCCTTCGCTTCCAGCATTTCGGACATCAGCGGAAGGCCTTCTTCCGAATTGTCGTCCTTCTTGTAGGCGTCGTACCACATGTCCACCACATCCTGCCCCATGATGTCGCCGACGAATACGATGTCCAATGTTTTCCTGACGTGTTCGGTGATGTCTTCGGGTGATAGTCGCTCCCAGTCGGTTGGGCGTTGCGCGTAGATGATTTCGGCGGATTTCGCTCCGACCATGCGTGCTTCGAGTTGCGCCTGTGCCGAATACTGGCGGTGCTGCATGGCCGATAGGAAGGCGTATGACGGTTTGCTTCCGGTTTTCACTTCCACCGTATGCAGGATGCCGTCGCGGTCACGGTAAGCGGCGTCCAATGAGACGTGCATCCTGCCGTCCGTGTAGAAGCTGTTGTCGTACCATGCGAGCTGTCCTGTCGTAAGGTCGTCGAGCGGCGTGTTTTTCGACGCCAAGTCGAGTTGCAGGTGTTCGGCATACAGTTTGACCACCATAGGCTCCCATATGCTGCCGAATTGGATTGCGCTTTGTACTGCCGGAACGTCTGGCGGGGGGGATGGTAGTTCGCCGGATGCGATGAAATGCGCGAGACTGGATGCGCCGACCGTGTTCTTGCGTGCTTCGAGCCACTGTTCGCGCGTGTCGTAAACGTGGTATTCTAGATGCTTTTCACCCATTTCGGTTCTCCTTCGGAATTGATTGTGAGCAGTTCGCACCGTCTGTTGGTCATGTCCTGCCAGTCTTTGACGGAGAGCAGCCAGTCAACGCCTTTCAGCCCGTAGACGAGCATGATGTTGGCGTTGTGTGCGGCCAGTTGCGCGAGTTCCCTGCGCTGGTCTTCGCTTGGCCGTCCTACGGTGCGTTTGAGTTCGATGAACCATGTGTTGCCGAACGTGTCCACGACGGTGACGTCGGGGAATCCGTTGCGGGAGCGGCCTTCGGTTTTCTGCACGTACCAGCCGCGTTTTTCCAAGCCTTTTATGAGGCGGGCTTGAATGTCGGCTTCCAACGGCTCCTGTTTTCTACTGTTCAGGCGCATCGACGGCCCTCGCCCACACTTCGTACCGTTGTGCCATCGTGCGGATTGTGCGTGCCTCGTATGTCCAGTCGGGTTTTGTCCAGCTGAGACGGTTTTTTCTGACGCACCATGCGATGGTGTATGCGGTGTTGGGGGAGTTGTAGGTTTTGTATAGCGTCCATTTGCCTAGGTGTTCTCCCAGCGCCTTGTTGAACCTGTTCGGCTTCCTATAGCTGGTTGGGGGGGTGTCTTGGAATTTCATCGTTCTGTCTCCTTTGGTCTGAAATATGCTGGCATGATTGACTTCGGAAGGATTCGTCCTTCGCGCTCCAGTCGTTTCGCGTGCGGAAACAGCCAGCCGCGCGACACGTTGAGCGCACGCGCGGCTTGGTCGATGTTCAGGCAGGTGGTGAGCGCGTTAATCATGTCTTCGTCACTGTAGTGGATTGGCGCGTTCACGGTTTAGAACTCCGGTTCCTCTTCGGCCACGCCCTCGTCGCTCATGGAGAGCTGCGTATAGGCTCCGAACTTGTGGGGGGAGGGGGTGTTGTTCGCTTCGATTTTCAAAAGCTGCACGCCGGTGAGGAAGTAGGTGAGACGTCCTTCCTTCGTGCAGCCGATTTTGAATGCGACGTTGGCTAGCGTGCCGTCGCCCGGCTCTTCCTTCAGTTCCAAGTCGTTGGCGTTCTGGTCAACGATGGATGGCTTCCATTTGCTGGAGAGGTTGATGAGCCACTTGCCGTGCTGCGGCTGGGTGCCGTCCTTGAGGGTGATTAAATCGCCGTCCTTGTATCGGAGGTTGTCGCCGTTGGCGCGGACGCCCAACTGTTTGGCGGATGCGACGAGTTCCTTATGCACGTCGCCGTTCTTGGGGAACGAGAGCTGCAACTGGTAGTTGGGGTCGATTCCGCGCTGTTTGGCGGCGTCGGACTGGTATTTGTCTTTGATGTGGATGAATCGGATTTCGCCTACCGCTTCGATTTCGAGCATGTCTGCCATGATGTTTTTCCTTTCTGGTTACTTGAATTCTTCGGTGAGGGAGGGGGCGGGGAGGGGGGAGGATGATTTTCCGTCATCGTCGGCAACGGTGGTCAGGCCGAGCAGGTGAATCAGTCCGTAACGCCGGTAGTAGGTTTCGAAACTTCCTACCTGCTGCGCTGCCGCAGCCGGATACATGTAGCTGCTGCTCAACGCTTCGCCATCTTTCACCATTTCCATGAGGTTAGCACCGTCATGGTCTATTTCGTAGACAGCTACGGTGAGCGTGTTGTACACGGTTGGCATATCGGTTTCAGCGCCGACAATCTCGCTCGCTCCCGCCGCGGTCCACCCTAATCCGTTGTCGGCCATAGCCTGCTTGACCAGCGTCCAAATGTCGTTCAACGTGGCGTACTTGTATCCGTAGCCTTCGGTGGAACGTTTTGCCGCGCCCACCGCCTGCTGCACTGCCGCTATACGGGTAAGTATGTCACTCATAATATCCACGGTCCTTCAGTTCGTTGTCGATTGCTTCGTCGGTCACGCTCATGCGTATGGCTTCCGTCACTATTCCTTTGAAGTCAGAACGGTTTTGCGGCAGCCATTCGTCACGCAGGTTGCGTAGAATCTCACTCACGCGGTCCAAACTAATCTCATCACAATACAAGTCCTTGACGGTATCGGCCATGCATGTGGCGCGTCCTTCTAGATACGCCTCTAATGCGTAACGGTAGTCGGTATCGTTCAGTTCTGCTGTTAGGGCTACGGTGGGGGGCACCGATTCACGGTGTTCGGTGAGAGTGTATGTGTCCACGTCGTACAAGAGTGCCTTGACTCTTTTATCGAAATATTCGAATGGTTTCATTCATCAACCTCTTTTCTTGATTGTTTTCATCTATCATATCAGGGCGTGCCTTGCGACACGCCCGAAAATCAGTCAGATATTCCAACACATGTTGGAAACCCATACACCACTGGAGAGTTCTGCCGGCTTACCCTCAATCCACTTAAGGCAGCCGTGGGGGGTTATAAGCGCCACATACCCTTGACCCCTGAACACGGTATTATCATATCCACTTTCAACCCACGCGTCCACCATGTTGCGGGAGTCGGACGCATGCGGACCGACTATGTAGTCGCGTGCGATACCGTTATGCGCAATATAACCCCTATCCGTGTGGAACGGGTGACAGTTGCGCGGCTCCACCGCGCCATGAGTGGCGAGCCTGAAGTGAATCAGGCACGGGGCGTCACGCAACCGTGACCAATGGCTGAAGATGAATCCGACAACTTTCAGCGGGTCCACGTTCTTGAACACCCTCAGGCGTTCGCCATCCCACCAACTGACACCGCCCCCGTCCGGGTTAGTCTCGCTCATGGCGAGCAAGTCTTCGGGTTCCGGCATTGCGCCGGGTACTGTCGTAACAATGACACACATTTGTTTTTCCTCTTTTCTAAACGGTGGGGGCGGGACGTTCCCGCCCCCTATGATTTGCTTACTCGGCGTTCGCTTGGGCGATACCCTTGCGGATTCGTGCGTAACGTGCGCTCAGTTCAGGGCGCCCGGCACGCTTGTACAACCGCAATGCGGTGCGCTCCAGCGATTCCGCTGTCGGTTTGCCGTGCGAGGCTCGTGCGACGCGGCTGCGCAAGATGTTTTCGATCACCCGCTGCGCGGTATCTCCGTGCCGTCCCCAATATTCGTACCCCTCCCATATCGACTCGCCGGTGGCGGCGTGGTAGATGCGGAAACGTTCGAGACTGCGGAACGTTTCGCCCCTTTCCACTATTCTCGCCGCCGCCATGTCCAGATAGGTGTGCAACGGGCGCAGATTGCGGGAGGGGAACGCGTAGGCATATATGGTGTTGGATAGGCGTCCGCCAATGTCCTCACGGTTGCGTGCGCGGCGATTCTGACGATTAGCCCATTCACGGCGTGCCATACTCGTGTTTCCATGACTGCGGAGTGCGACACGTGACGCCCTGACGTTCTTTTCGACGTTGCGACGTATTTCTGCGGCGCGTACCCGACGGTTATACTCCTCTTCTGCTTTTCGGGCGGCCTTGGCGCGGCGTGCCGCGTTGAGCCGTTCGGCGAGCGTGCGGTGGGGGGTGTCGGTCACATTGTCGGCCATGCAAGAGGCGTACTGCTCTATGGTTTTGGCCTTGACGCCACGGGGGTGGTTTTCGAAAAACCGCCACATGGCACGCACCCACTTGACGGCCGGAACGAGCTTGTTTGCGCTGCCCTCATACCAGCAGTCAAACGTGCGCAATTCGATGGTGTCCGTATGTTCGTCGTTAACGGCCGTATGCTTGCCGGTGTATTCGCCGTGTTTGAGTCCGCACCAGTAATCATCGGACATGTGACGCATGTTGAGCAGTCTGCACTGGGATGCGTCCAGACCGTGCAGCGCCCAATACCAACGGCTTGCGCGCTGGTTGGTGGTGCGGGCTACATGGATGTGACCGCCCGCGGCGTCGCCATAGTCGGGAATGCGTTCGATTAGTGCCACCAGAGCGGGGAGCTTGGACATGTCGAGGATATTGGTTTGCAGCTCGACGCCACCATCCCCCAATGATGGGTCACAATCCCAGCCGGCGATTAAGCCCGAATCGGTGACATCAGCCGCGAAGTCGGCATCAAGTTCGGATTCCAGCTCGACTTCCACTCCGAAAGTGAACTGCTTGCCGCTGCCGAAGGTGTACGGGGGGGTGTACTCGGCTCCCTTGGGTTCCCTGAGCATACCGTTTCCGCAATGTCGCGGGCAGTAGCAGCCACCGTCCGAACTCCCCTCGCACTGTTCGCAGAGGATTGCGTCGCAACCGCAGGCGCCGCAATCATAGTATGCGCTGCTTGGGTCTAGTGGCGTGCCGCATTGCGCGCACCATGCGGTCTCGTTTTCGAAATCCGTGTCATCGTAGACTCGGCGCATTTCGCCGTCGTTGGCGCGGACGTAGAATTCGTCGCCGATTGCGACGCATTCTGCGGTGCCTCCCGGCCACCGGTTGCGGTACGCTCTAAAGAGGTACTGCGGCGCGCCGCTGCGGTCTATCCACTCGGCATACTGTTCTCCGCCGAGTATTGCTATCCTCTCAGCCATTTGTAATCACCTCATTTAATAGATGGCGGATATGTTTTCGTGCCCTTGCGGGACTCGCACCCGCATGTATGCTATCAGGGCTGGACCAGACGGTCCAAGAGCCGGGACGGTTCCGTGTCCGAGACCTTCGGCGGTATCGGCATTTTTTTTACTGGTGTTTATAATACACATCAATACGACTCTGTGTGTCAAGTCGGCGTGTCGTATTGGTGGGGGGGTTACATCTTGCGCATGGAGTAGAGGTTGCGAAAACGGGTGATGTCGCCATTGTCCACCGTCTTCCCCCCGTAGACCTTATCCCTCAGCCAATCTAGATGGATGCCGCGGAAAACAGCGTCGGTCTGCGCGAGAAACTCCTTGACGTGTCGCAATGTGGCGGCGCTCAGCACGCCCATGTCGATAGCAACGTCGTAGATCGCCGGACACGTGCCGATCGGAGTAATCGGCTTGACCTGACACACCGTGTTGCCGTATGACCTGAGCACGTAGCCCATACCGTCGCGTCCGGCGTCCCACATCTCCACCATGGCCTTGCGGTAGAACGACTGCTGTGCGGTGTTAATGGGTTGCAGCTCGTAGTTACCAACGTAACGCATTTTCATCATCACCTCTCGTGTAGTGGTTTGTTTGATGGCTCTATCATATCAAGTATTGACTGGCGAGTCAAGTCGGCGTGTCGCAAATTGTCGCAACGGCTGACTTGTTTAATGCGTGTCATAGGTTAATAGATGAATCCGGTTAATTGATGAACCGTCTTAACAGATGAACCCCGTTAACCAATGTCATGGGTTAACGAATGAACCCCGTTAACCAATGTCATGGGTTAACGAATG